GCAGCTGTCTGACAGAGAGCGCATGACTGCACTCGACAACATATCTGTGACCCTCACATTTTGCAACGGCGGAGCCGCGGCCGAGCCACTTTCCTGGAGAGAAAGAACCATGAAGACCAATGATGCAATCCCGCATGACGTAATGACCAAGCTAGAAATGTCTCTGGCATCGCTGGAATCTACGCTACTTGCCAAAGACCCCATGATGCCGCAGCATCTTCGCAATGTTCACAGTCTGCTCATCAGCTATCCTGAGACTGTGCATCTGTTGGATGATGCAGAGATTGCTCGCATCATTGATGCAGCACAGGTGCATACGAAGACTGAGATTGTCAAGGCTGCGGCCAAGGGCACGAGTGCTTCGGGGTCGCGCAAGAAGATTGTTGTGGATGATCTTTGAAAAAGGAGCAATATATGAACACTTCAGACCGCGAACTGCTTGAGGCCGCTGCGAAGGCGGCGGGGATTGAAGTCGATTTCACCGTGTTCTCTGATGGCAGTTTCATCTGCTTCCAGAAAGGCGGCGACTGCTTCCACGATGAATGGAACCCCCTCACCGACGACGGCGATGCGCTGCGGCTGGCTACCAAGCGCCAGATGACCTTGGCGTTTGAACCTTCGCGTGGAGGCTGGTCTGTCGGAGCCATCGTCAATGGCGAGTTTCGTTGGTTGGCACACGATGACGATGTGCGCCGCGCCATCGTCAGGGCTGCGGCTGCGATTGGAAGGGACACTCATGAACATGAATGACATTCTCGCAACAAGCGTGACAGAAGCCACGCCAGGTTTTGGCGCCGCAGTCAAAGTGCTCAAGGACAACTACAGCACACTGGTTGCACACCAAAACCTCATCACCTATTCTACAGCTGACATCTTCCACAGCTGCCCGCGCAAATATCAGATCAAGAAACTGCAAGCCGAAGCGGGCACAGCAGATCGCATCAATTCTCCCACCTTCGCGTTTGGTCACGCAGTTGGTGCGGGTGTTGCCGTTTACGACAAGACACGAGATATCAACGAAGCAACATGGGCAGCGTTTCTTGCATGGGACATTGATCTTTTCATGGAAGAACGCAAGGCTACACGCAGTGCAGGCAAGAGTTTCTTTGAAGCCATCTGGGCACTCTATGCTTACGAGGAATTCTTCCAGACGGAAACCAATCTTGCAGACTATGAGTCTGTGAAGATCGAAGGGACCATTGCCATTGACTTTGAAGATGGCCATTTCTACAGTGGCCACATTGACGAAGTGCTTCAGCATCGTGAGACTGGCAGATTCCTGGTCAAAGAGAACAAGACTACTGGATTCACCAGCGTCGATCCCGTCATGTATGCCAACTCAGATCAGGCACTGTCATACGCAATCGTAGTGGACATGCTTGGTGGTACAGAATACTCTGTGCTCTACACAGTCTACAGTGCCTCCAGCCAGAAGTGGATGCAGTTTGAGTTCGTGAAGAATGCGCTCAAGAAAGCAGAGTGGATTCAAGATCAACTGCTTCTGCACCAGCAGATCGAGCACTACACAGAACTCAACTTCTTCCCCAAGCGGGGAAGATCATGCTTCAACTTCATGAAGCGCTGTGAGTTCTTCGAGACTTGTGAGTTCTCAACATCACACGCCTTCGGCAAGAACTTTGGTGACCTGCCACGCATTCAAAGCATCGCAGACATGCAGAAGATTGAACACATTGACTTTGCAACCACGCTGACAGAAATCACGCAGCGACAAAAGGAGAGACTGAATGAGCAACTCTGACAAGTTTGATGTGAAAAGCCTGTTTAAGATGCCCAAGGTAGTTCGTACAGGTGAAGTGAATCCGCACAAATACAAGATGCTGGATGCTGATCTTGCTGGGTTTCCTGGACAGCCCTCTCTCACCTTCGGTGACTCTGCACATGAAGTGTTCATTGGAGTTTGTCCGGCACCGATGGTAGGCATGGATTCCATGATTCCTTGCGGTATCAACTACGCTGCAACTGTCACATCAAAGATTCCTCTTTCCAACGATCAAGCAGCAGAAGCTCTCTGCGCAATCATGGAAAAGCTGGATTTGAAATATGTAGTAAGTCAGCGAGAAGGAACAGGTGCCGTGTTCCGCATTGCATTGGACAAGCAAGAAACAGAGCACACTCTCTCTGGCCCCATCTACAAATTCTTCGCAATCATAACTGTCGAAGTGGAGCAAGCAGATGTGGACCGCATCATTGGACTTCTCCAGCGGCAACTTCACCTGATGACTTCTCCTCCCTCCAACACAACTCCTCACTGAAAGACTCACATGAATCTGAATGATTACTCATCTGCCACGCGCGCAAAGGTACTTGTCTACGGTGCGCCGAAGACTGGCAAGACTGCACTCGTGGGAAAACTTGCAGAGCATTTCACGCTGCACTGGATGGACCTTGAGAACGGAATCAAAACACTACTCAATCCTGTGATCCTTGATCCCAAGTTTCGCAAGAATGTGAATGTGATTTCCATCCCCGATCACAGACTCTATCCCATTGCCATCGACACAGTGCGTGAAGTGATTCGTGGCGGTGTGAAAAAGATCTGTTCCTCCCATGGCAAGATCAACTGCCCTATCTGTGCAAAAGATGCAGAAGCCAAGCACTCTGAACTTGACCTTGCCAAGTTTGGAGCCAATGACATTCTCGTCATTGACAGTCTGAGCCAGCTGGCCAACAGTGCCATGAACAAGGGTATTCTCAAGGAACTCCAGAAGCCCGGTGGCGAAGAATACAAGAAGACATTCACAGACTATGCTGTGCAAGGTAGTCTGATGGAGCAAGTGCTCAGCTTCATTCAGGTGGTGGACATTAACGTCGTAGCCATCAGTCATGAACTGGAGAGTGAAAGTCTGGAAGGCCGTGAGAAGATTGTTCCTGTTGCTGGCACGCGCAACTTCTCGCTGAACAGCGCCAAGTATTTCGACAGCGTAGTGCATTGTGCAGTGGTCAACAAACAGCATCGCGCTTACAGTTCCAGCACCTACAGCCCCACGATCATTACCGGATCACGGCTGGCTGTGGATGTGGATGAGAAGAAAGGCGGCGAACTGTCTCTGCTTTCTCTCTTTCAGAGGGGTTGACAATGAGTTCAGAATACCGTACACTGAAAGACATTTTCACTGATGTTTTGAGAGCGCCTTCTATGCCTACTCCTTCCACAGAATCTGATCCAACTGGCAAGAGCCAGCATGAACCCGGCGCGAAACTGGATTCTGGTAAAGTTCTTCCGTGGCTGTGCATCAGTGGCTTTGCTCACGCACTCACTGCTATTGCAGATGTGACAACGAAAGGTGCACAGAAGTATACTCCCAACGGCTGGGTGACTGTACCCAACGGAGAAGAGCGATACATGGAAGCATTCGGGCGTCACATGATGGCGCTTGGCCGCGGAGAAACAGTTGATCCTGACACGCAATGCTTGCACAAAGCACAGATGATCTGGAATCTTCTGGCGTCTTTGGAACTGGAATTGCGTAAGGCTGCTGGCTGGGAACGTAGCAGTTACTTCAAGCCGTCAGAACAACTGATCCAAGAGATTCTTTCAAACCGCAACCACGGAGGCACTGACTAAACCGCAATCCACACAACTCAACCCAATCCTTTCTCAATCTTTTCAAATCTTTTTTCAAACACACATCATGTCCAAAGCAACTTTCTCTGACCTCGACGCCCTGATGAACGCTTCGATGGATGATATCGAAGACCTGCCACCTGTCGGTGTTCCTCCCACGGGCCATTACTCTTTGCAAGTTTCTGCTTCGCGCGAGACTTCGGAGAACAGCGGCAATGAATACATCAAGTTCAGCTACGTCGTGGAAGCTGTGAACGAGGTGAAGAACCCCGAAGAAGAGAAGCAAGCGGCCGTCGGCCAGAAGTTCTCGCAGATCTTCTCACCGTTCAAGAAGGATGGCACCATCAATGAGTTCGGCATCGGATTCCTGAAGGAAGCCTGCGCGCCGTTTGCTCAGCATTTCGGCACTCAGAACATGGGTGAAACCATTGCGCAGATCGACAAGGTCACGGTGGCTGCATCGCTTGTCCGCAAGCAGAACAAGAAGGAAGCGGATCGCTTTGACTTCTCCCTGCGTGACGTCGTGATCCTGTAAGGGTTTCCGACTTCATACTCCAAGAGCCCACAGCTTTATTGTTGTGGGCTTTTTCGTCTGAGGTCCACATAACTCAAATCATTATGAAACTTGCATTCTTTGGCACTCCCTTGGATCGTGCGTTTCTTCCAAGACTGAATGAAATGATCGGCGCTCACAGCGTCAAGGTGAGTCTGGCAACGGAGGAGTATCTTGCTGGGCTTGCAGCTAAGATCAAACTACATGATCTGGATGGCATCATCTGCACGAATGCAGACATGCTGCCCATGCTGCTTGGCACTCAGCTAGATTTTCGCCATCCTCTTGACAAGCGTGGACTCAAGCGGCGCCTCACACTGGATGACTACGCTGGCTCCTTCTTCACCATTCCTGCTCATGCGCTGGGAGGAACTAAAGATGTGCAAGTTCTCATTCTCAATCCGCTGCAACATCTGGTCACGACGGCCGAAGGCCCATTTGTTTTCAAGCGATTCATCAGCAAACTTACCAGGCCCGAAAGTTGGTTCCCGCAGACTGCATTCACATGGGAAGTCTGGAAGCCAGAATCAAGTGCAAGGCTGCTGGAGAAATTCTCACATGCCAGACTACTCGCAGTTGACATTGAGACCTATGTGGGCGACGACCTGCGACGCATTCATTGCGTTGGCTATTGTGGCTTGTTTAGCGACGGCAGCACTCACTCTGTAGTTGTTCCATTCAAGGACATGCTGGCTCATCAGTTTGTACGCAACCTGAATGCCTCAGCGCCGCCCAAGATATTCCAGAATGGAATGTATGACAATCTCTACTTTCTGCGCTTCAATGTGCCAGTGCATAACTGGCTCTATGACACGCAACATCTGTTCCATTCCTGGTATTCAGAACTGCCCAAGCGTCTAGATTTCATCACTGCATTCTCTGTGCGCCGCATTCGTTTCTGGAAAGATGATGCGGCCGGCGACGAGTTCAGCCTGTTTGAATACAATGCGCGTGATTGCTGGGCAACTCTGAATGCTTGGTGCTCCCTCATGCTGGAAGTTCCTGAGTGGGCGCTGCGTAACTACCTGATGGAGTTCCCACTGGTCTTCCCATGCCTACACATGGAAGCAGATGGTCTGAGCCTGGATCGTGCAAAGTTTGACGAAGCCAAGGCAGCTGCGGAAGCTGCAGTAGAAAAGCAACGTGCAAAACTCCACGCATGGTTTGGACCCAGCTTCAATCCTGCAAGTCCTGACCAGTGCAAGAGACTGCTCAAGGTTCTGGGAATGGGGGAAGTGGAGAGCGCAGACGCAAAGGCTATGACTGCTTGCGCGGCTGTTCATCCATTCAATGAACTCATCGTGTCTGCCATCCTTGCATATCGCAAGCAGGCAAAACTTCTGTCCACCTATTTCGTTTGGGAGAAATTCTGGAATGGCCGACTCTACTACAAGACAAACCCTGCCGGAACTGATACAGGTCGCCTTGCTAGTACTGAATCAAGTTTCTGGACCGGACTGCAAATTCAAAATATACCTCAAGGTAAAGCAGTCAAGTCGTGGATCATGGTTGACAGCGACTGGGAAGGACTGGCAGAAGGGGACTATGCTCAGAGTGAAGCTCGATGCGTCGGATACATGTCCGGATGTACGAGTCTCATTACTCTCGTGGAGTCAGACAGAGATTATCACAGTTGGAATGCTCACAAGTTCTTTGGAGTCCCTTACGAAGAAGTCAGCAAACCGCTTAGAAATCTCTCCAAGCGTGTCAACCATGGGTCGAATTATAACATGGGCGCAGCAGTTCTCCTCGACACTATGGGTCCGAAGGCGGTTGCAGAGGCCCGCAATCTCCTTAAACTTCCGGCGCGCTGGACGCTCCAGCAAGTCTGCACACACCTCCTGAAAACATACGAGCAAACCTACCCAGAAGTAAAGAAAGATTGGTACGATGAAGTCAAGCGTACCATCAAGCTGACCAAGAAACTGGTCAGTCCCCTTGGTTGGACTCGGCATTTCTTTGCTGACCCAACTGCATCCAAACCAGCACTTAACGCGGCGGTAGCACATGGACCTCAAAACTTTTCTGTGGGTATCATCAATCGTGTCTTTTATCGCATTTGGCACGATTCTGTTTATGGAGATTTACGGGACAAAGTCAGGCTCAAGGCCCAGATTCATGACAGTCTGTTCTTTGCTTATCGTGGGACTGACACTCCTGGTGTTGTATTGGAGCGAATGAAGGAGAGTGTTAAAGTCAAGGGCACGGATGGCGTAGTGAGAACTATGACCATCCCGCCTGATATGAACTCAGGTGAGAAGTATTGGGGAGACTTGAAGTGAGTGTTCAAACTCTCTCCGATCTGTACTTCAAATACACTGAGAAGACAGAGCCTCCAATGGTGTTTCACCGCTGGAGTCTTATGTCTTGTCTGGCATCCAGTCTCGGCCGGCAATTCTACCTGCCATTCGCAGACTTTCGCATCTTCCCAAACATGTATGTGATGCTGATTGGTGACCCAGGCACGAGAAAGTCAACGGCCATCAAGACAAGCAAGCGCATTCTGAGTGCATCTGGCTATGACAAGTTTTCAGCAGAGAGAACATCCAAGGAGAAGTTTCTGCTGGACTTGGAAGGTGTGGAAGATGACACAGGTTCTGTCAAAGATGCCAGCACTGTGATGCGTAATCTCTTTGGAGACGACTATGCTAACGCTGATCCTCGTGAAGTTTTCGTTGTTGCAGATGAGTTCAACGAATTCGTTGGCTCAGGGAATCTTGAATTCCTTAGTCTTCTTGGCAGTCTTTGGGATTGGGATGACCCCATTGCACCGTTCAAACAGAGACTGAAGACTTCACGATCTGTCTCCATCTTTCAACCGACGATCAATATTCTGAGTGGCAATACTCATGCAGGTTTTGCAGAAGCATTCCCACCGCAGACACTTGGTCAAGGCTTTCTGTCTCGATTGATTCTGGTCTTTGGTGAAAGCAGTGGTAAGAAGTTTGCATTCCCTGAGAAGCCGCCAGACAGTCTGAAGCAGCAACTCATCGATGAGTTTGTGGAGATTAAGACGCAAGTCTCCGGCGAGGCAACCATGTCCAGCAAGGCGAGAGATATGTTGCAGACAATCTATCACAGCTTTGAAGGCCTGGAAGATGCGCGGTTCAAGCATTACAGCACCAGACGATACACGCACCTGTTGAAGCTGTGTCTGCTGACTGCCGCTGCAAACCGCAGGACTGAGATTCGTGCCGAAGATGTTCTCTTTGCCAACACTCTGTTGACATATACGGAACACAGAATGCCCAATGCAATGGGAGAGTTTGGCAAGGCAAAGAACGCAGACGTTGCGGCACGATTGATATCTGTGCTGAGTGATGCAAAGATTCCAATGGATACGCCAGCATTGTGGAAGCAAGTGCAAAGCGATCTGGACAAGCCAGAGGATTTGAACAAACTTCTTGCAGGTCTTGTACAGGGGGGAAAGATACAATACGTGTCTCGCACCAAGACAGGAAATGCACAAGGATACTTGATTGTTCGTAAGATGCTTAGCAATAAGCATGTGTATTGTGACTTTTCCTTGTTGAAGGAGAATGATAGATGAGCAAAGTTTTGGTTGATGAAGCTGTATTGCAGCAGGCGCTGGAGGCGTTGGAGCTACTGCAAAACGCCATCTACAACATTGGGGGTGAACACGTCACCGGATGGGGCTATGCGAACGATGCTGCTGATTCAGCCGAGAAGCCAATCACCGACCTCCGCGACGCGCTGACCAAGCCGGTGCAGGAGCTACAAACAACAAAGGAAACCAACACATGATCCAAAGTCCCACAAAACTACGCAGTGGAAGCCAAGCATTACGCCACGCAAGTGGAAGGAGAAAGGATAGAAGCAACTACACAGCATTCAAAGTGCTAGCATTCTTCGCAGTTCATCCTGACGAGATACTCAGCACTACAGACATTGGAATAAAGTTCGCAGGATCACGGCGCAGTTGCGACGTCTACTCTCTGGTCTTTCGTCTCCTTGAAGAAGGATACATTGAGAAGTTCAAAGAGAAAAGTCCACGTGGTCCCTATGTGAACTTTTACACGGCCGGCCCAGAAATTCGCAAACTACATGGAACAGAAACATGAAACAGACAACTCGAATCACCATCACCATTTCCCACGACAAGCCTCTCAAAGACATCACAGATTTGGTGTCTGGTAGAGTCTACACGCTGGATGGCGTGACAGACACAACGGCTACGATTCTGGAAAGCCCAGAGCCAGAATCTGCACTGCCCAGCGGTTTTGTCCTGGACAAGGCCATCGAAAATTTCAACAAGATGTATGGCCTAGAGGCCCCAGATAGTCCTACACTTCGTGCAGGGACTCCAGAGAAAATGATTAGTCTACTCCGCAAATTCCACGATATCCTGCAAGAGGAAATGGCAGAGGCGGGAGATTTGGTAGACAAGCTGGAGGCCGGCAATGTAGACCCCCTGGAAATCATGACTGATATTGCCGATTGGCTTGGCGATATCATGGTCTACTGCGCCAGTGAAATGCGTAAGTATGGCCTTCGCAGCAATGACATTCTCGGCATCATCATGAGTTCTAACTTCTCCAAGCTGGGACCAGATGGTAGGCCAATCTATGATGAGCGGGGCAAGGTGCTGAAAGGCCCAGGCTATTGGAAGCCTGAACCTATGATTCGCAGATTGTTGGAAGCTCAGATTCGGCAAGTGCAACGAGAAAGCCAACCGCACGGATATTGAAACATCCCCGACACAAAACATAAAGCCCCCATTCGGGGGCTTTTTCTTTGGCCTTACGCTTTGCGTTTTCAATCCGGCAGTGGCTCGCCACCCATAATCTCAAACAGCTTGACACTGAATGGATTCTTATTCTTTTCCAACATCTGATTGACTACGCTTTCATTAGCATCCCGTGTCCAGCGCATGTACGCTTGGTTGAATGTCTCTGCGCGTCCGCCGCTTCGTGCATAACGAGTGAGAAAGTCTTGGTATTCATCATCCGTAGGCACATCGCCAGCATAGAGTTTGCTCTTGACAACTTCACCTAAACGCTCGATACGTGCTTTGTCCATTGCTTCGTATCGCTTCTCACGGTAGAGTGCATTCAGCGCAACTGCTTCATCCATGGGGCGGCTGCCCAGCAGTCTCGTGACTCCGCCGAAATCCACAAGTCTATCCTGCAACGAAGTCAGCATGGCTGTAGTCTCGAACTCGTTTGCTGCACTGATGAGTGAGCCCGTGCTTGTCGTAGTTCTGCCAGACAGCACCTGAGCAAAACCTGCCAATGGCCTGTTCCATCCCTGATGCTCCAAAGCACGAAGCATGGAAGAACTTATATCGGCTCCCCCAGCAACATTCTTACCAAACTCATAGATTTGATCCACGAGTCTGATGCTAGCGCTGACAGCTGGAACATCAACAATATTAGTAGGCAGTATAGTAATGTGACGAGGATTGATATCGCCACGAGTAAACAGCGCAGGACTTGCTCCAGTGAGCAATGGGAAAGCAGACGCTGTACCATACAGCATCCAGTCCCCCAGCTCTTTGTTAAACGATGGAAGAACACTGTACATGTCCTTATGTTCAGGATTGCTTGCGATGTGCTTGCCGAGAATATAAGTGTTGGCTGCGTCAAAGAACGGCAGGCCATTCAAGCCGAAGATCGTGGACTGCAAGCCTGCAAAGATAGCAAGCGTGCGCTTATCTCCCCGCTCCATGTGGCGATGAAGCTGCTGAAGAACGTTAAACGCATACGTTTGAAACAGCGAGACTGCTGCACCCACTGTGCCTTGGAAGACAATGGGCCGCTGACTGGTCACATAGTTTCCCTGCACCCGATTCACAAAGGTGGAGATATATGCGTTCTGCTCCTTCACTGTCATCTTGCCAGCCTGCACCAGCGGATCAGACATTTGCCGCATCACATCAGCAGACACAAAGCGTGTGAAGTCTTCCGAGAACGTATTGCCTGTGATCTTCGCAGCTGTCTCAACTCCGCGCTCCAGCTTGTTCAGCGCTTCGCTAGGATTGATCGTAGGATTGAAGCTCAGATCATCCAGCATTTCATGGTACAACTGACTGACCTTCTTGATGGCTCCAATGTTCTCGTAACGGGTGAGCAGTTGGTCTTTACCCGCAGAGAAAAAGTTCTCAATGGACTGTGCAATCAACTTCGTAGTAGACGGCACACTGTAGTCTCTGCCAGGTACCTTCACGCTCATGAGTTCACGGAGCTTGCCAGCCGCCACATCATCCGTGGCAATCATGCGCCGAATGCTGGCCATTTCCGTTCCCAGCATGACGGGAGTAGAAATGATGTTGACGAGTGAGTTGAGGAAGTCAAGCCGCAGCGTGGTTGTAGCCACAGCCATGTTGGCCTTCTGGAGAAACGTACGCACCACATTCATCGGCATTCTTTCGTTTGCCGTGAGATATGTGGCCTCATCCATGTATGGCTTGCCAAGTCCATATTTTTCCGTGATCTTGTTTGCGTCTTCCCAGGAAATGAGTCCCTTCTTTGCATCCCGGAAACCGCGCTCAATGCCTTCACCCGCCGCCAAACTGACCTTGTCGATAAAGTCATTGAGAGAATCCAACAGAGGAAACTCTTGCTGCTTGGAAATGTTGAGCGCGGTCTTGGTGAAGTCTCCAAACGGATCAGCTACCTTTGCACGGAACTGAGAGCCAATACCGCGAGTGACAGATTCAGACACCTTGCGATATTGCTCAGACAGAAAGTTCATTTCTGAGAAGAACTCACGATTCTTCACCTGAGCAGCATTGCGTACCAGCTTCTCCTCTTGCTTGGCATGCCATTCCAGCCAATCCGTCATGACGTTCTCAAGACGAGTCTCAGGGAAGAAGTCCGCCAGAACTCCACGGCGGGCCAAGTCACTGTTGACTGCGGCCTCGTTCAAAGTGTTCTGATACTCGTATTCTCCCTTGGCCTTGAAATAGTTATCCGTGTTCTGCTTGAAGAATACATCGTAATCATCACCAACTTGTGCAGCCAGTTGACGAAGCTGTTCCTCGCTGCGAGCAGTAATCATGCCCACGTTAGAACTCACACCGACCTTCTCCTTGGTCTTGACAAAGGCATGGTATGGGTACTTGACCGTGTTGATAGGAGGCACGTAGATCACACGTTCATCTACTGGCTTCTTCACAAGGCCCATGGCATTGTAAAGTGTAGTGAACTTGTCCTGCCGCTTGGCATTGATCTGAGTGCTAGTGCGCAGAAAGTCTGCTACTTCTGGAGATGTAATGGTGAAGCTGTGAGGTGATTTGCCCTTGCCTTCCAGCTGCGAGAGTGCAGCATCCAGATCGCCATCCAGACGAGCAGCCAGTGCTTTTGCTTCTTCTGAAATCAGCCGATTGCGAGAACCATCAAACACATAGCGATGTTCTGATTTGCGAAGCGCAGTAGTCAGTACGCCAAGTTCTGCACTAGCTCTCGGATTGGCCCGCAGCGCATTCACATTGGGAGCCAGCGTGTCAATCACAGCATCACGGAAACGCTGAGAAATCAGCGCCACATTCTTGCCCATCTCTTGCACGAACAGACGCGCAGCTTCTCCATAGCCTGCATTGCTGGAGCCAAACAGTGTAGCGCCAGCGCCCTGCTCGGTAGCAGACAAGCTCAGCTTGTTTCCAAACTTGTTTCCGGAGCCAATGAAGTCTGATTCCTGTGGGATGAGTGCAGAATCTGCTGGCCCCAGGACCGTGTCAGCTGCGGTGATATTAATCTTGCGAGCAATCTCACGCTGGTATTCCTTGGTCATCTCCTTCGTCCAGAGATGATTCGGACCCATGTTCATGTTGTAGGCTTCTTCAGGAAGCACCACATTCTTGTTCTTGATGAGATTCGTGAAGTCCCACTCCATCTGCACAGTGCGCGGTTGCAGTGCAAGCTTCGTGGGAAACAGCGGAGGATCTTTTTTGCTGACTTGAAAGCCAGACTCAATCGCCTGCTCCACCCACTCACGCGAACTGTTCATATGAATAGCGAGTGCACGAGTGTCCGGCACAGCTTGGCCATCCAGCTTAGCCAGCTGAGTCTCCAGCACTTCCATACGCATCTGCTCAGGCAGTGAACGGAAGTTGACGATATCGTCAAAGCTCAGAGTGCGTTCACCGTCAATGAACTTGAGAGTGCGAAGCGTGTCTTCCTTCACGAGTCCCTGGTCCAACAACTCAACGATGCGGTCAAGTACGGGAAGATCAGACAAGTTGACAGTGGAGCCGACAGTGCGCCGCAAGTCTGTGAAGTTCTGGCCTGCTGCCCATGCGTAACGAGCACTGGATTGCAAAGGTTCCAGAGTGATGTTGACCGCAGCACTTGCACCTTGACGGAATGCTTTCGTGCCTGCGTAGATAGCATCAGCCGCTGTGAGCAACTTGCCAGCAGGAATGATATCGCCAAACGCCAGCACAGTGTCAGGAGAGAACTGCAAGCTCTCCAAGTCCATGAGCATCTTCGTGGTGTTAGGGTTCTCCCTGAACTTGAGAACCTTGGAAGACTTGGGATTGACACGATACGAGCCATCGCCAATCTGAATCAGATCAATGCCAGGGTTGTTCTTGAACGCTGCCTTGATATTGTCTTCACCAAGATCAGAGAATGAGGCCAGCCGCAAATCCTCCGCCATCACATCGTCGGCGAGATAGTACGGCTGCTTGCTCGTAATCTCCTTGCCAGAGGTTCCCTTCTCTCGCTTCAGAGAAAAAAGATTAGAAATGTTTCTCTTGTCCTTGGGCAATCCTTGAGGGTCAATTATGAGATAGAATTTGCGCTGTTCCAGTGCCAGCTGCTCAGGATCAACTGCGCGTACACGCGCCAGCATGTTGAGATATCCATTCAGTTGTTGAATGGTTTCCGTGGGTGCATCTCCTGCTGTTTTGGAGGCAATAGTTTTGCGTTGCAGCGCTTCAAACAATGCCTGACCAACAAGCTCATTACCCTGTGCAATCTCATTGAACTTGAGCTTCAACTGCTCAGTGCCAAGGCGCTCAGCAGAGTCCTTGGCAGCAGACACAGCCCCAGCAGTCTCAAGCTCAATCTTCTTTTTCTTCCCATTCTCAAGATACGTGAATTCCAGATTGTCAAACTTGGTCGGCAGCTTTGCAATGCTTTCTGCCATGAGCAGAGCTTCAGTGCCTGCCAACATGCCCATCTTGCTGGGGTCAGTAATCAGATCAGCCAGTCGCAACTGTGCTTGCACTTCCGTAGCTGCATTCTTGAGAATGCCCTTGGCAGCGATGGAGCCAATGGGGCCTCCCAGCGCGCCAGACAAGCCAGCACCTAGAGCAAAGTTCCAGCCGAAATCTGACAAGCTGGAGTTGTCAAAGATAGGACTATCGAACATGGTCGCAGCCACTGCCAGTTCAAAGGCTGCACCATTCAGAGTCTGGTCAGCAGTTTCCCAGAGAAGTTGCTTGCGTCGATTGGTGGACGAGAGAATGCCCTTGATCGCTCCGCCATCCTTGGCAACTTCTTGAAGCGCCTGCTCCAGATATTGGTTCTTCTTCGTGCTGGGAATAGCAAGGAACTTGCCAAAGTTTCCAGCAGCATTACCGCTACGGAGAACATTGAGCCCCTTGATACCCAAGCTGCCAGGAACGAGAGCCGTGGCAATAAAACCAACAGTGTCAATGGCTTCCTGACTATCCTTGTAATAGTCTCCCATTTCGTTCCCACCGTATTTACGGAGGAAACTTTCAGTCTCGATATCCTTGAGACCAGTGATAGGATTGGCAAGCACGCTGTTGTAGATGCTCAGTGCACCACTGGCAGCAGCGGCCGGCAACCCACGAGACACAGCTTGCGTGAGACGCGTCAGTGTATTGGCTTGATAGTCTGTAGTATCAGATGCTAGAGATACAGGATGGAATTGCTGTTGAGCAAAAGGCATGACGTCTCCTTACCCCATCGGGTAATTGTGGAACAGAAAAATTACTCTCGACCGAGCAGCACGTTCTGGATGATTGAGGCAGTCTTAGGTAGCAAGAAGGGACCGACAGCTGGCAACCCTTGCGTGAGTTCCAGGTTCTTCGTACCTGCGCCACTACGTGCAGCTTTTGCCAGCGCAGCTTTCGTGCTTGCAAAGTCCATCAAATCCGCAGTGACTGGCTCTGCAAACATGCCAGGCACATCAATGCGTGCCACATATTTTGATTGTGCAGGCAGGCCCAACAGGTTGTATTGGTACAGTTCAAAGTTCTTGCGAGCCGCTGTTTTGTAGTACATGTTGAGTTGTCGCGCTGCCTCATCTACGCCCAGCGTGCGAGCCCGCACTTGCATAACAATGCTTTGCAGTGCTTGCTGCTCCATTTCCGCAGGCAGATTCGGAGCGTCTGTAGCAGGCTTGCCCACAGTTGCAGCTTGTAGCGCTTTCGTAACTACGTTGTTTGCCAGTGCAAGCTCCGTAATCAACACCTTGTGATTGGCCTTGTACGGGTTGAATAGCGTGTCGAACTGCGGAGAAGTCAGCGTTTGCTTGGCATTGGGGTCACTGGCAGAACTGGTGATGAGCCTCACATAGTCTTCCGTAGCAATGCCTGCCAGCTCCGCAGTCTTCTTGCCAATGTTCTCTTTTCTGCCAGCGGCCGCAGAGGTAGCAGTTCCGAGCGCATCAGTAAAGCCACGAATCGCAAGAGCAGTGCCAGGATTAGACTGTGCAAGTGCAGCAGTGTTGCCCACCTGCGTGACGAACTTCAGACTCTGCAACAGATCAGAGCCCAGCACGCCAGTCTGTGCAGCCTCTACCCAGGCCTGCTTGACCTTGGCGTCTGGGAGCTTCTTCCAAATCTCCACGTTCATGGGAGTCTGCAAGCCAAGGAACCTGGACACAGTGGCAAAGCCATTGTTCAGTTCCATGATCTGTGCATCTTGCTCAGCCTTATTCTTGGCTTCTGCTTTCAGGCGATCTGCACGTTCTTGTGCAGCAATCAGTGCAGCTTGCCGTTGAGCTTGCATAGATTCATACGACATTTTCCATTGCTGAACTTGCAGCGTCTTGCTGAACAGATCGCTCTGCACATCAAATGCTTTGTCCTTCAGCGTGAACATTTGCATGTCCATGCCTGCCAGCTTGGAAGAGTTCTCAATCTGTGCTTGACGGACTTGAATCTCTGCGGCGCGCCGATTGTTCTCAGCTTCTGCAAGGGCAGTTGCCTTCACACGATCTGCGGTGTTCACCGTGGTGACTTGCTTTTGTGCAGTCGCCAAACGCTGACGTGTTTCAATGTCTGCGGCAGCAGCATCACGAGCATCGACCAGTGCATTGTTGCGAGCAGCAGCTTGCGGAAGTTTCAGCTGGGCAAGAATGAAGTTGACAGGACTTTCCAGCGGACTAGCTGTAGCCAGCTTGTCAAATTCTGCACGTGCAACCTTGCGCTGATCTTCCGCAGTTGCGTACTCTGCCATGCGCTGAGAGACGATGAAATTGTTCTCGTCAGCATTCATGCCGAAGATGGTCGCTGCCTCCTGAATGGCCTTGTTCTTCAGATAGTCTGTCTGCGCGCGCTCTGCTGCAATCTGGCCTGCCGTTGCTGCAACTGCTTGGGCCTCTTGCACATTCACATCCATCATGCCCCGCAGGGCTGCGGTGCTTGCCTGCATGCTGGCAGCTTGATCTGTGATTGCTTTCGTACGAGCATCTGCGGTACCAGTGATGCTCTTGAGGATTGCATTGATGTCCATGTCAAAAACTCCTATGTAGTTGTTAGTTCTTTACAAACAGCCCAACTACAAAAAATTGCACACTACGCCAGATAAATGTGTAGGCAGTCTTTGCGGTCCTATTTGTTCCTGCCCCAAAGTCTACAAAATCCATGAATTCTTTGTAGTGCTTTTGTGCAGTACCCGCGGCAATGGCCCTATTTCCTAGGTGCCGGTATCCTCTACGAATGCTCTCGCCCCACCATTTATTATGCAATGCTCTGGTGCACCAAACAATCGCTTTCTTTTTCTGCCTTGGTGTAAAAGCTCCAGCGTTTACTGCGTGCGTAGCAATGACACATCCCCCAGCACCACTGCCGCCCCCACCGCCAGCACCATCCCCCGCAGGCCCAGCAGCGCTGGAATCTCCACTAGCAGAAGCCGCAGCAGCAGCCCCACCATCTGCCGCAGTTCCTGCGCTAGAAGCCCCACCGCCAGAATCTCCGCCATTGTCTGGACCGCCGCCAGAGCCAGGACCGCCAGCATCAGCTTCACCTACAGCACTCACGCCAGTTTCACCTGTGGCTATGCCTGAATCTGCTGTTCCAAACGCGTCTGTGATATTCATCAGTGCATCAAGTGGGTCTATGGATTGAACTTGCGCCAACGCGTTAGCTTGATCAGCCAGCGCATCCGTAATTGCATCGTTTGCAATAGACTTTGTGGTAGGTCCGCCTATCAGTCCAGAAATAGCACTTATAAGTCCTAATCCTGGAACTGCGGCGTTAATTGCCTGAGACGCCAAACTACCCATAGTAAGATTCGAAGACATTGTTGGGTCAGACTGTGCTTGTGCGGCAGTCATTCCCATTCCAATTGCTATGCCTGGAATGCCAAGTGCCTGCCCAATAGTAGGCGCTACAGTCATTGCAGCCTGCCCAATATCTCCTTGAGCAGCTTGATTTGCAGCAGTCCCAAGCGTTGCAACTTGTCCCAATGCTTGTGCAGCTTGAGCAATATCTGCGTTCTGGCCAATCATCCCAAGAGCACTCAAGCCTGAAGCAAAGCCACCAAGTGCAGAGAGCCCGTCACTGACAGAGCCTGATGGGCCCCCAGGTGCTCCAGATGCGCCAGAATCTCCACCAAAACCTCCAGCAAACATGTTGTCAATGTACGTGCCAGAGCCAAGTGCTTCCCCAATGTTCACACCTGCTTGACTCTGCCCAACACCCGCAGGCAGCGTAGCAGAAAGCATCGCATCCAGCAAATCTTGTGTGACTTGATCGTCGTAGATTGCCCCAGTTGTCAGCGCTGCACGAGGGGAAACTACAGGTGCCGCAGACCGCCTGCCTCCAGGCGCGTACATGGTTGCCATGATTTAACCCTCGTATCCAAAGTCTTCTGCAAAGATAGGTGTGTATTCAGGTGCCGGTGCGGGGATATTGACAAAGTCAAATGGGTCAGCAGCAAGATAACTGGAAGGTGCCAAGTTGCCAGCGGCGTTTGAATACATGGGACCAACCATAGGAGCCTGCACAGGAGCATTCACCATGGGAACCTGCATCACAGGCTGTGCCATGGGAGCTGCAACTTGAGGGACTTGCTGTGCAGGTTGCGCCATTGGTGCAGCTTGCATTTGCGGTGCAGGCGCGCTGGCAATGGGGGCTGCGGCGGCTGGAGCAGTAGCAGTTCCTGCGGTGGCAGCAGGAGCAATGATTCCCCCACTTACCTTGCCGACCATGTCTTGCACAGTCTTGTTGCCTGCCAGGCGCGCAAGTGCTTCCAGAACTGCAAGTGTGCCAGCAGCCTTGGGAATATTCGTGCCTTCCTTGGCAGTCTTGGTTTCCGTCGTGCCCTTGGTGGCTTGTGCTACACTTTGACCCGCTTGCACTTGAAGCTGCTGATTTTGCAGCTGCTGGTTGGCAATCTTGTCTTGTGCTGCCAGCGTAGTCTGCTTGAGCAGGTCATTCAGCGCAGCTTGGATACCTGAGTTGTTATAACTGCGAGCACCCATAGAACGACCATACGCTGCTTGCAGCCCAGGAATTGCACCACCTGCCGCTTGGAAGATGGATTGCAGAATCGCATTGTAATCTGCGCCTTGCAGCTGCCCAATGACATTTTGCAGCGCAGCAATGTCTCCAGGATTTTGCGTAGTGGTGGACTTGCCAGCAGTACCACCAAGCATCTGCAGCATTGCTGAAATATCTTGCACTCCACCTGTAGGTGCAGCTACTTTGTCCTTACTCATGATGTTTCCTTTACAACGAAAAAACGTCTACTGCAATCATTGTAGCCAAGGCCATAGATCACAGTAGACGCTAATCCTCTCTGAAGATTTGCAGAGAGATTTACTGACGCTTCTTGTCCCAGACAGACCAGCCGAGGCCAGCCAGTGTAGCCACAGCACCGACGATGCCTTCCCAGGCAGCGCCGTCAATGCCCCAGGAAACAGCAAGACCGCCGCCAACGGCAGTCAAAACGTGACGAACAACAGCAGAGATAATGGTTGCATTCATGGATAAGTCTCCCACGGAAGTTGGAAATGAGGGCCATCAGGAAAAGACTTCCAATCTCCGCCCCACTCGATTGGAATCTTCTGGTACGCAGCCGCGGTCTTCATGGCTTCTGCGATCTTGTGATAGAGAGGCCAATCCCAGGCCACTTGTCCATCAATGTATGCGCCAAGGTCAACAGCATGGCCAGTCAGATGGCGGCTATTGAGAGTCTTGGTAGCTCCTTGCTTGAGTAGAACTTGCTGGCGCTCTTTCGTCCGCAGCCCTTCTAGCACTGCAAAGTCCACAGACGTAATTGTGATGGCATCCATCACCACAGTTCTCAGGTGCGGATGAACACCTTCCAGACGTGAGAGGCTACGAAGTCCAAGACGAAATGTCATATGCACCTCAGATGTTGTTTGTGACTGTGAGAATGATTGATGGGACCACAGGGTGTGGGGCCGTTGCAGCATACGCTACAATTTTCAACGACACATCCGTCACTGCCCACATCAATTCAAAGTAATCATTCGCATTCATAGGAAGTACGAAGTTCCAAGCAGCTACTGCTTCCGTATTATTTCCTTGCAGCCTCATTAGCGTAGCACTTGCTGTGACGTCAAGCCCATTGACGCGCGGCCAGATTGCTACACGATGAGCGCCGCCGGCGGTGTTAATGAGCTGAATCGAGAACTGAAAATTGTACAAGCCAGGCTTGGAAATGACAACACGAGAAGTAGGACTGCCGATAGAAATATCCTGACCAAATACAGTCGAATTGAGAGTGATTGCATATGCGGTATTGATTGCTGCTGCGGTTTGATTTGTGGTGTCTAGGAAGCTGCCATAAGCTGTGCGCTTTGGCTCTTCCAAGTCTGCATAGAACCCCGCAGTTCCAAGTCCTAAGCCCACGTATTGAGTCAGAACTCCTGGACCTTCCGGCTTGACTGCTTGCACTTGGCCGGCTGTGCTCAACCAATATGGAGCGCCAAAGGTAGTGCCAGAAATACCAGATGTACGTCCTTGCAAAAAGATGGCTTCACCAAACTGGCCTACAGCTATTCCTCCTGGCACATCAATCACTGCATGCGCAGGCTTGTTCAGATTCGTAGCGTCTGCTTTATTCGCTACAATTTTGCCTGCTGAGAGACTAAGCGTGACAAGGTTGCCATAAGCAAGTGTTTCACTTGCTTGAACAAATATCTTCTGCGTACGCTGAGCAAGCAGCTTAGTCAACTGGTCAAGCTGCCCCTGCTCAGTTCCACTGTATTGCACATTCCCTGTGAGCGTGGAAAGCTGCTGTGCCAGCGTACCGATTGCTCGATACAGCGGCAGCACAAGTGCAGCTTCCTTATCACTCAGCCCAGATGGATAAGAGGGCAGGCCACTGGAAATGAAATACTCAGGCATCAGATGGCTCCTGTCGGAGTAGCCTCTAGGATGACTGTGCTCAGGTCAAACGTGCCTTCCACGATGATATTGAAGTTTTTGCAGTCGACCAATGTGCCCAGCAGCTTGTAGTCTTCTATTGCTTCCACCAGCACCATCTGCTCTACAGTGCTGAGTGTACGTCCATTGTAGGAAGGAGCAATGTATACAGAACCTGACTTCAAACCTTCCAGTTCTGCACGATTGAGCTGAGTATTACGAGAGCGTGAAAGTTGCACACGCCCAAGAATTACTACGCCTTCATCTGCTGTATCTCGGATTTGATCTGACCAGTCTGCAATGACAACTTCACCTGTCTGTTTTAGGAACGCCAGGGAATGTTGCGCACTGGTGAATGCGTTAGATTGCGCCAGCGTGGAGGAATAGGTGACAATGTCAAGGTCAGTATATGGCACATCTCCTAGCATAGAATAGGTAATATCTGCAGATTCCACACCATAGTTGTAGTAGAAGCAGTCCCGATGTGTAAGTCTCAGTTTTCCCCAACGTTGGATGGCTAGATCATAGACTAGTGCAAAAGAATAGATTCCTTTGAAAGTGCCATAGGAAAGCACAATGTATCTGTTGCCAACAGCTGCAACTTTAAGATAGAAGTCTAATGCAGTTGCTGCTTGCTCCAGCGTATGCGTTGTAGAGCTATACCGCTCAATCTCACGTGAAGTGATGAAATCTGACAGGTCGGAGTGAATAAGTTCTGCAGAGTTGAGCGTGATAGTCTGCATTCCTGCCGTGGTATAAGCAATCACCCTACCAAGACTTCCTTCTACCGTCGCTTGCTCATAGCTTTCCAACCCACCTGCATCTGGGACTTCACGGAAAATCCAAGGAGCATTCAGGTTGTTGGAGACGTAACTGGCTCCGATGGCATTTCTATTCGTAAAGGCAATGAATCCGCCAGAGACAGGAATGATTGCGCGAATAATACCTTGCACATCTTCAGGAATTTGACTGCCTGCACCTGTGAATGCTCCATTAGCGTATGGAGTGAAGTTGAATGCTGTGCCATTGAACGGCGCCCAGGCAATAGTGATGCCTGACCAGACAATCAGATAGCCTGCGGCAGAAGAAATGCCATCAATCTCGCCTACAGCGAATGGCAAATTGGCAATCAGCGCAGCTGGCGGGCTTAGAGACTGCGTAGCAGAATCCCAATACATCAGACTATGTCTACGGCAGGACTGCCATTTGACTTGAGACGGCTGAAACAGATGAACGTGAAGCCATCCACGTACGCGTAGGTGACTTGACTGTCAATAGGAAAGCTGGTAGAACTCAGCGTAAGTCCATACACAGTTTCAATGGGGTCAGAAGTCCATGCAGACGTCGTGTCGTCATAGACATAATTCTGCCCCCCAGCAGGACTGTAGAGAACTGTGTTCTCGTCTTCATCCCGCAGTGCAAAGATGCTATCGAAATCATTGTTCACTGTCGGCGCGATGAGCTGTCTGTAGCCTACAGACTTGACACCTTTGCCAACAGGCATGAAGTTTTCACCATAGATGATCTGCGTAAGATCATAGTCCATGGTATCTTGCGTGCCAATGAAACCCCTACCTGCACGCGGTGCAATGTCCATGCCTGGAACAAACACGGCGCGCGGAGCCTTGGTGGAGACAAAAGGAAATGCCGCATTATTCAGCGGCAATTTGAAGCGTTGAACAGCCATTTTAGAGTATTCCCTTTTGCTTCAACCAGAGGTATAGGCCCACAGAAATCACACCAACAATCCAGAAGAGTTTGCTGACGACACTCTTGCCTACTTGCTTATACATGTGGTCAGTGAGTTTCTGCATAGCACGCTCTGCTGCCCGCTCTGCAATTTCTTCGATCTGATCCTCAGTGAGCTGTGTCATGACTGTGAAGTGAAAATTTGTTCAGGGAGAGACGTAGAGTGTAAAAGTGTTAATCATAACTAAGCCTAACGGAGAATACACAATTCGAGTCGCTCCAAAAGGAATGATTTCCCAAGTCAGCCCCTTATTCATTGACCGTAGCAGATAAGAAACCCCGCTGGCTATAACTGTAACAAATAGATCGCCAGTAATAGGATGCACTATGAGTGTGCCGAGTGTGGGATTCGCAGGAAGCGATAAAGAGAGTGCAGCCGCCGACCACGTATTTACAGGTACAAATGCTAGCACACTGCCACTTAAAGTTATATCAAAAGTCTGTAGTATAAATTCTGGGTCTCCCACAGGAGGAACATATACTTTTAATACTACACACTGTGCTAGCGCAGTTGAAGGATTGAACGCATCATAGCCTACAATTCCCAGCTGTATGCAATCAGTTCCAATATTTCCTACACCCTGTGTCAAATTTAGCGAAGTGCCATTTGTGGTACCGTCTACAAATGTATCTGTGCCTCCAGAATAGCTGAAAATAAGACTAGTAGTTCCAATATTTACACTCCTCCCTACTATGTTTAAGGAAGGATAAGTAAATGTTATTGCGTTTGTCGCGGTAAAAGTTGCAAGTTCGTATGGACCTACAGCTAGGCTTTTTCCGTCTGACCTAGTGTCTACACGCAACGCCCCACCAGACCCTGTAGAATAAGTATTGGTAGTTTGTAGCCCCCCAGAAGTATTATATGTATTAATTATGCGGCCTGATGAATCATGATAATATGTAAAGATGTTTACACCGTCTGTAGCAATATCTACAGTGTTAGGAACCGATGTACTAGAGAGGATATTTACTGAAATCCAAGTTATAGCATCAGTTGACCAATAAAACAACACACGGCGTGTACTCGTGAATGGCGAAGCAGTGCGGTGAGCTCGTAAATAATACCCATTTTGGTACTTGAACACACTTCCGTCTATATCAGGCCCACTAATAGCCCTCCAATTCGTTCCTGGGCGATTCCCAGATTGCAGCATCAAATCCAAGGACTGCAGAAACTTCATCACACTGCTCCGCCAGCAGCCACTCCATAGAGTTGACTACCGATCTTACCAAGCTGCACAAACGTCACACCGGTTGCAAGTAGCGAAGGAATTGCACCATTCAGCCACTTGATGCCAGCAGGCCACGTAGCAGTGTATGATCCTGCGTTCGTAACCAGTAGTAGCACAGATTGGCCAGTCAGCATTCCAGAATCTGTGATGGTGAAGTTTGCAGTGGGCGTAAAGGTGATGATATCCGCGGAGTAGTCTCCGATAACCAGCGAACTTGCGCTGAAACTGGCTTCTACGGCAGTCTTATCTACCACTCTCCAAGACACGCCACTGTAAACAAACATGTTCAGTGACGTGGAATTGTAGTAGAAGTCTCCAGCAGCTACAGCATTTCCCAGAGTATCAACTGTAGGTGCAGTAGCGGAAATTCCCAGCCACTGCCGCATATTGTTGATGGAAGCCTTCAGCGTACGAAATTCTTCTGCAGCGCTTCCTACCGGCCGGCTGCCTACTGGCTCAGTTGCTTGAGTTGCGTTTGGAACGTAGGTAGCCATGACTGTTATTCCTCAGGAAACATTACCCAGAAGATGAGAGTTGATCAGCAGTTCTTTGAACGGCTTGATGTGATTTTCGTTGTATTGCGACGCCATTTCCACGAAGCCTGTGCGTGAAAAGACAATGGCTGCGGCCCACATGGCCAGTTCTTCTGCATACGTATCTGCAATCCAGCTGCCGTACGTAAGTTCTGTGACGTCAGGATTCTGGAAGAAGAACACATTGGCTGCACCGGTAGCCTGCAAAGGATACAGGCGAAGTGTGGCACCAATGAGTGTGTAGACAGAAGGTCTGCGATTGCCATCAGCATCATACAGGTCATCCGCAGTTCTGTATTCCAGATTTTCGGCTGGTGTGCTGGTGACGGAATCAATTCCCTCGATGTGCTGGATAGTTCTCAGCCGCGTCAGGGAATTGTGGATATTTGGGAAATCGTACAACACAGCCGTAGATGACGGCGTGTAGAACAGAGTTGTCGTGCTCAGGTCACGAGGAAAAAATT